TGCGGCCCTAATTTTCGATTTCATGGCGAAATACGGCATAAACATGTCGACGGCGCTCGTCATGATGATCGTTCAATGGGACGAACTGGTCAATAAACCCGCTACCGCGACGCCGCAGTCGGCAGCAAAGCCCAAAGGCAAGGAATTGCCCCCGGTCAAGGTTTGGGATGGCGATCCCTACCAAGACCCCGATTATTTTCCGCCTGAACAGCGCGCCGGATTGTATCGCGCTGAGCAGTGGTCGCCCAAGCGGATTCGCGAGCACGAGAACTTGGTGATGCGCAAATGGCCGCAAGCCGAGACCGTGTATGAGGCGGGGTTGGTACGCGAGGAATAGAGCTGAATTGAATGAATAAAGCCGAAGCCTACCGCCGAGTCCGCGCCCAAAGTCGGCAGTCGTCGCCCCGACACCACGATGCGCACGTCTGGTGCTGGATTTACCACAACTTGTTTAGCTCGGGTAGAAAATAGCACCTATCCAGGTTATTGGCCGGTCGTCGAGTTGGCGTCTGGCCAATTTCATAATATTTGTTCTGTAATCCATCATTTTATACTTGACAAATCGTACAAAGTATGCTATAATGCAAATAAAAATGGTCGAGCGTCCCAAAGGGGTCGATCCCTGGCAAACCCGTCTTACCGGCGGCAGGGATTACTCCGGGAGTAATTTGAGGAACCCGTCGAGAATAGTCTCGGCGGTTACACTAGAGTAGGTGACACAATGGTTACGATCTGGTTCAGGTTCTATGGCATTCACAAGATCGACATCGAAGGCATCGTCGAAGCCTGCATGGCATGGGACGCGCTATCATCGCAATTCAGCATGATGTCGTCGCGCCCATGTGACGGCGTCGCCTGCACCCACGAGTGCTGTGTTAGTATCGGTGACGACATGATCATCACCGACACCAACGGTGTCGTGACTGTCATCAAGCCGGAATGCGGCGAGAGCTGGTGACACTAAACCGACTGTCACTGCCGGTCACATGACCGGCAGTGACACTCATATACGGAGCTTGTGACACATGCTGACCGATGATGACATCACTACCATAGCGCAGGCGATAGAGCGCCTGCTAATGCAGTACGACGTACACTTCACCACTGACCGCTTCAACGCGCTGCACGACTTCGTGTCCGAGTTGGTCACTAGCATTATGGAGAACGGACAATGACACCCAAGCATGAGCCCAAGCCCATCATCGTGGGTGGCGTAGTGATACACCCAAGTGTCACCATCGAGCGCGTGATCGACGCCGTCCATCGGGAGATGGAGACCCTCGACAACCCCGGCTTCTGCATCGCCTGCGGTGAAGAAGCCGACGGCTGCGAGCCGGACGCGTCGTGTTACCGCTGCGATTACTGCGATGAGAAAGCAGTCTACGGCGCCGCCGAACTGCTGCTGTACATAGGCTAGTGTTACTTCGGGAGTAATCAACATGGAAGAAGTTGTTGTGACAATAATCTGCGTCGGCTTCGGCGTCGTCATTGGCGTGTGGTTAAAGACCGTTTGGGTAGACGGCGGCCGTCAAAACTATGAGTCCGCCGTCAGCGACTTAAAAGACGCGCGGCGCTGGCATCCCGCCGGGAGCGACGACGCTTGGCGGGTAGAAGACGCCGAGCGATATCTGGCCGAAGCCAAGTCGGCACTTGGCTACAAGCTGTGGTGCTGGCTGAATTAATACAACGAGGGCGGATACCATAGAACCCGCCAGGAGACCCGCCAGATGCCAGACAACGATCCGGGCCTATCCGGCCCGGCCATGACGATAACCTCGTCTGACGGCTCCCACGCAGCTTCCCTGACGCCATCTCCCGACGGGGATGGCGTTTGGGTGGTCATCCAGCGCGTCGTACCGCCCACCACCCGGATCGGGGCGTGGTTCCTGCGCTGCCCCTTCCACCTCGCGTGCACCAGCGTGCACGACCTCGTCTACCCACTGACCACGGAACACGAGTCGAGGCTCGCTTACGACCCCGACCTCCGGCGAGTGGTGTACTCCCGGAGTAACCCAAGTAACCGTAAGGATTGACACATATGAACACTACCAAATCACGTCGCATTCAGACCCTCGACGGGCTGCCGGTGTATGACGCCACCGAACCATTGTGGATCGAAGTAATCAAGGAAGACGTCAAGCCCAACCGTCGCAAGGACCCCGAACGCTGCGCGTTGGCCGCCGCCTGCACCCGCTCCCTCCACGTCGAGGCGCGGGCCTATCTGTCACGCCTGTACATCCGTCATGACGACCACTGGCTGCGCTACCAATTGCCGGAGGTAGTGCGCCAGGAGTTGTCGGCTTTTGATCGCGGCGGCGGGTTCTCGGAAGGCACCTACCGCGTTACGCCGCTGACCCCCAAGGCCCGGTCGGGTGGCCCATTACAGGGTGGCAAGGGCAAACGCACCACTGGCACCGCAGCGCCGCGCCAGACCCACCGCGTGGTTCATGGAGTGCGCTCCCACTCGCCCCTGATAGGCGGTGCCATCGAGTATAAGCCCACCAAGCCCGCCAAGCCCGCCAAGCCCGCTAAGGAGTGACACCATGAGCGCTAAGGGTGAAGACCCTTCTGACATCGTCGGCCGCCTCCGAGCCCACATGGAGATGAGCCGGACAATCCACGCACCCGTCGAGCAGATACCGGCCAAAGTTGTCGCTGTTATAGAACTGATTAACCCCTGGCTGGTCCTAAACACCACTCCGCGCGAAGCCGGCATCGTGATGGCCGTGGTCTACGCATATTACGCCGCCATACTGACCCGTGACACCGGCGGCGATGCGGAGTTAGCCGTGCAGCAAGCGCACGACCTGCTCGACGCCGCCATCACCATCGTCAGCGACCTCGCTTCCACTAACCCCTAATGGATGACACACAAATGACTGGACAAGATACTTGCCTGCGAGGCCATAATATTGAGCACGTCGGTCGCTACAAAGGCGGCCAGTGTCGCGAGTGCGAGCGCGCGCGGGTGCGCTTATGGAAACACAACAACCGCGACCATGTGCTGCGCGAAGACGCCGCGAGGCGCGCTGCGTACCGTCAAGTCTTCGGTGTCGCGTATGTGCCGAACAATCGAAAGGAACCTCAATGAAGACCTCTGGTTCGGGCGCTATCCATAAACCCAAACAAGCCATCAGCAACATACGCGGCACTCCTGCCGCGTATGACACTGTCAGCGTGTTCGAGAATGGCGGGTACCAGACCTATATCGTCACCCACTGCATCGAGTGCGGCGAGGAAACCCGCGTGCACTGGAACACCGGCGGGGCCGACCCGCGTTTTGTCGACAAGAAGATGCGCGGGCTGGGCTGGCACTACGACGCGTTCAAACCCAAAGCGTGCGTTTGCCCCACCTGTGTCACCGGCAAGAAAACATTCCAGCGCGTCGACCCGTCCACTGTCGAGGTGACCGACAGTCCGGACGGCATTGAGATCGTGTTTACGCTACCCTCGGAGGAAACCATGGCAAAGACGGCCAATAGCTTCGTGCCCACCACGATGCCCAGCACCAGCACAGCGGTGCTCGCGGCGGCGCAGGCCCAATCCGACGCCGACGACACCGTCGGTCGCACCACGCTGACCGCCAACGAGAAGGCGCGGATGCGCCGGCTTCTGGACATTCACTTCGATGACCAGCTCGGCAGGTATATCGACAACTATGACGATGAGCGCGTAGCCAAGGAGACCAATATTCCGAGAAAATATGTCACCGAGTACCGGGAACTGGCCTATGGGCCCCTCAAAGCCGACCCGGCTGTCGAGGCAGTCAAGGCGGAGGTGGCGGCGCTTCGTAAAGAATTAAGCAACCTTAATGACATCGTCGAGGATGCGCGGGCGCAATTCGTCCGTCTCAACGGTCGCGTAGTCAACGTGGAAGCGAAGGCGAAGAAACTGCCGTAACCCTTTCATAAGGACGGTGGATTTATTCCACCGTCCATATTTTTTTGTTGATTTGATCTATAGGTTATGTTATAATGTTTTCTTTAACAACGTGGTGAGGTGAGCAGGCCAAAAAACGTTACTCCCGGAGTAAGCGAAGCTACTGCGCCCGGTAGGGCGCTGTATAATATAAACTATCAACGGATGGAGCTATCAATGACACCAGTACGCAGTCACCTGATCCACCAGTTGCGCGCCGACATCCGCGTCGCTACTGGCCGACACTATAACATCGACTGGGAAGGTATCGACGAGCTGTCGCTACGTGAGATGATGCGGCTCCTGATCGACCTCAAATTCGAGCACCAGCGCGCGCTCAACAACGAGCGGATGCGGGCGCGCAGAACCCCTTGGCTGGTTAAGTGACATGGCACTCGGTCCCGGCAAATATGACGACGCCTGCACAGTTGTGCGTGAGATGACTAACGCAGACTGCGTAATGGTCGTCGTTCTCGGCGGCGATAAAGGCAACGGCTTTTCGGTGCAGACTGTCGACCCTAGCGTTGTCGACATTCTCTCCGATCTGCTGGAACACATGGCGAAGCAGCTTCGTGAAAAATAAGGGGACACGGATGGATCTCATACGGGCTAAAGACTTCTTGTTACAGACCCACCTCGCGGCGCTCTCACGACGAGAGCGCCCCAATTCCTATCAGCTCAATTCCAGCCCAGGCGTCGGCAAGTCCGACAGCCAGTTCCAGTATGTCGAGATGCTGGCAACTACCCTGAACCAGCCCATTGGCCTCGTCGTCTTTATGCTGGCGACGATCACGAGTCCGGACGTTCGCGGATTCATGATTCCCATCAAGAATCCCGACGGGCCAGTGCCGATCACCGTCTTCTCGACGCCGCCGTGGATGCCGGGGCCGCAGAATACGTGGGTGTGCGAACCCACGGGCAATCCTGACATGCCTGTACGCTGGCATGAAGCCGGTACAGCGACCTCATGGACGGGGCCATTGCCCGAAGTGGGCGTCTTATTCCTCGACGAGTGGGGGCAAGCCGACGACGACGTGAAAAAGCCGTCTGCAGAACTCCTGTTGCACGGCCGCGTCGGCAACTGGGTACTGCCCAAAACTTACCGGGTAATATCTGCAAGCAACCGCACCAGTGATCGGTCGGGGGTATTACGCGAGCTGATGTTCATCATCAACCGTCGTGGATTATTAAACATCGAGGGGCGGTTAAACCCCTGGCTGATCTGGGTGGAGACGCAGCGCGATAACCTGCGCCCGCATTACCTCACCGTCAGCTTTGCCCAGCAGCATCCTGGCGTGGTCTTTAGGGACACCGTGCCGGAAGGCTACGACCAGTTCGCCACCCCGCGCTCATTATGCCTGATGGACAAGGACCTGCGAGCTATCCGCTCGCAGGAACAAGTCGATAAAGGCGAGTTGCTCGATCTCGACGATCCGCTAGCGCACGAGATGGTCGCGGCCTGGATCGGCACCGGTGCGGCAGGACAATATCTGGCACACCTCAAATACGCCGACCAGATGCCGGACATCGAGGACATTATTAAAGCCCCGATGGTCGCTAAGTTACCAGCCGGCCAAGACGGGCAGATGGTCGCGACGTTCAAATTGGTCGAGCACATCGCGCAGCACAATGCCGGCGCGTTCCTGCGCTACATCGGCCGCATGCACCAGGACATGGGCGTCTTTGCGGTGAACACGATCTGCCGGGACGACAGGCGGGCCAAGTTCGTCTTCCCATTGCCTGAGTACCGGGACTTCCAGCGCAAGAACAAACAGGTCTTATTCGCAGCCCATAGCTAGGAGGTGGAATGTAACCTGACGAAATCTAATCGGATGGAAACCAATGGAGAAAAATATGGCTACGAGTAATATCGCGTTGCTTCACAATTTCGTACAGCCGATGCCGGCAACGGCAAAGGATATGCAAGACGTGATGAAAAGGGATCACGTGTTGCTCGACGAAGTGGATGTGATCCACGTCATACTGTACGACACGGACCCGGCGTACCGGCTGTTGTTGGCGGCCATCGACCGGGGCTCGTCCGTTAGCGGGGCGACGACTACGGATGACGTCCTCGCAGCCTTAAAGATCAAGGCTTATGCCCACGAGCACGGCGGGTTCCCGCTCGTGGAAGCGGCTCGCGAGCACCAGTTGATGTTACTGATGCGGCGGGTCGCTAAGAAGTACAATATCAGCCGTAAGCAGCGCAAGGAGGCAGCGCTCGCCCGCTACTTCCTGTCGCAGACGCCCACTAACAACACCTAAATAAAACTAGGGCGGCGGCTAATGCCGCCGCCCGCTTTACTCGGAGGAATTGACATGTCCGATAACGTTACGTCCATGCCGTCGCGCCGCGACCGGCTGGCAGTCGAGATCAAGTCGTGGCTGACCAAAGAGGCCGCCAACGCCAAGGAGTGGGTCGAGATCAAGATGGGATTGTGCATAGCTCTCGCTGCAGCTCGTGCCGACTTCCCGGCGCATATCGAGTTCGGTAAGTGGTGCGAAGCTAACGGATTCGGCAATAAGATTTTAAACCGCACAGTTAAAGCTAATGCTATTGCGATGGGTCGCGATCCCGTTGCATTACGAAAGTGTTTAGAAGCAACGGACCGGCGGTCATTAGAGACAATTTACCTTCACGAGTTCAGTCGTTATCAGAGCGCTCTGATAACGCCGACAGTGACACCTTCTCCAAAGCCTGCGGTGGCGCCGCCGGTAGCGCCGCAATCCGCACCGGCACCGGCACCAGCACCTACGCCGCAGCCTACGCCAACTCAGCCTGCACCGCCGCCACCTGTGACAGCACCTGCGCTGTCGCCTTCAGCCAAAGAGCGCTTTGACGCCGCATTGCGCGCTGCCACTAAGAAGATTCGCGAGGAGTTGCGCGTCGAGTTGTATGACGAAATTAAAGCCAAGGTAAGCGCAGAGTTCGATATACGCATCAAATACTTCAACGATAAGATCGCACGGGCGGATCGTATCCTCACTAGCCATAAGGGAGTTATGAGCCGAGCCGACTACCGCAAAATCTTGGCGTGTCTACATCCCGATCACAACAAGTTCGCGTCTGCTGCCGAAGCGTTGCAGTTGTTCAGCTCGCTCGAAAAGGTTCTAGTTAAACAGGATGAGCCTGCCATCACAATGCCAGGACCGCCGATGCCAAAAAATGCGGAAGAGATGATGCAATGGCGTAAAGAGCGTGAACGCAAATCCAAATAGCGTTCTTACGTACGTACGTAAGACTCCAAAGCCGCCGCCGGTGCCAGACTTGTGACCTGACACCGGTCGGCGGCCCCGTTGGCGGCTAACCCTCACGGGTCGCTGCGATCTTACTCCGGGAGTAACCACAAAGGAAACTATTATGGATACGATGAACGTAACTGAGACCGACCTTGGCAAAGCCTTGCAGGAAGCCGCGATGCTGGCCCACATGAAAATCAGCGTGTGGGACAGCGTCAAGACCGACCGCAAGGTCATGGAGGACGTGAAGCACCTCCACAATGCTAAAGGCAATGTTGGCCATCTCCAGAAGAACACATTGGCCGGTGTCGACCAGCCCTTAAAGGCTGCCCGGTCGGCGTTCGCTGCGGTGCGGGTGCGTCACTACGAGCTGACATTGTCGTGGGCCAGCGATCCCCTGTCGGACCGCAAGACCGGGCCTCGCCTTCTCACCCACTCGCTGTTGGGAAGATACCTCACCGAGATCGGGCAATTGGAGCGGGTGGCCAACGACGCGCTCGAAGAGTTCTTGCCCAAGTACCCGCAGATGATCCGGGACGCGCAGCCGAACCTGGGCGGCATGTTTGTCGCGAGTGACTACCCCACCGCAGAAGAGGTGCGATCTAAGTTCCGCATCTACAAAGACCTGGAGCCGATAGCCGACGGCACCTGCTTTCGCGGATTACCCGCTGGCATGATCGAACGCTTGTCATTTCATCTGAACAAGCGCCGGGAAAACCAGATGGCGGACGCCACCCGCCAGATGTGGACAGAAGCCCGTGAGCGCATCGAGCACCTGATCGGCCGGCTCGCAGAAGAGGACACCCGCTTTAAGGAGGCGAGCGTCAACGCGGTACGCGAACTGGTGACGCTATTGCCGGGGTGGAACCTGGGCAAAGACGAAAGGGTGGATGAGATCGCGCAGGAGATTAAGAACATGCTCGCTGGCATCGACGCGGCGGACTTGCGCAAAAACGCCGCTACCCGAGTATCCGTCGTCGAGGATGCGCGTCGTATCACCGACCGCATGACTCAATGGGGGCTGTGATGGCTAGTTTACCTGCTGTCGTCCAAGAGATCGACAGCCTCTTTAAGGAGGGCTACGCCGCAGCCAACCCAAATCTCGTCGGGCTGATCGTGCTCGCCGATGCGGTGCACACGCTGGCTAATCGCCTGATGATCGAAGGGCCGATGGGTGGCGACTATAACGTCATCCAGAATATCGCCGATGCGATGCAAGACTTGAAGTCGGCAGTAAACGAGATCGCCTCGTCGATTTACCAGCTGGACTTAAGTGACCTAACCGTGCATCTCGACGGCGAAGTAAAGGTGGAATCGGATGACGTGTAAGATGTTGGAGGAAGTCAACAACCCGACGCTCCCTCGGGAGCGTCCGCCGGAAGACAAAGATGAGCGGTTGGCGTGGCTGATCAACCGCCATGCCGGCGGCCGCGAGGCGGGATGCGACTGGTGCCTCTTGGTCGAGACCATCGAGATGATGCAGCGGCGTGCCAACGCCGCCGAGCTGAAGTTGGAGACCCACCCGCTGATCCAACTCGCCCGGATGACGAAATCGTAAACCTAGCCTTACACGTGTTTCTGGAAAACTTTACACTAAGATCGTTACAAACGGCAGATAGCCTAGGTTTTTTCCTGGCCCGCCGTTTGCGTACTCGGATGGTAACCAGAGGGGAGGAGCCATGAGTGCTGCATTACTCCAGGAGTAATCTTAAACATATGGAGAAATATCTCATGTCTAAGTTGATCTCTACGTTACTCGGTTCTGTGGTGTTGGTAGCGACGGCAACGCCGTCGCACGCCATCCTGCAGATCGCGGCCCAGGTCAACGGTGGGTCTATCTTTACCTGCTACGACAACCAGTCAACCTGCGACACGAACGGCACCACCGGCACGTTGACCTTGGGCCAAACCACGATTGGCGGTGTCGTGTTCGAGGGAAGTTCGCAGACGCAGTTGACCGGTCCTCCGACCAACGCGTTGCTAACCAACTCGGAAACGATCACCAACGGAACCGGTGCGACCGCAACGATCCTGTTTGCCGTCAGTGGTACGGGCTTCGCCGCACCGACCACCACGTTCGACGCGTCGGGCTCGGCGACGTTCCTGACGGCCGCCGGGTCGCTCCTCAACATGGCGTGGTATGGCGACACCGCCAACACCCAGGGAGCTGGTACACCTACCGACACTCCGGGTATTCAGTTGGCATCGACCAGCTTCACCAGCACCGGCACGGACTCGTACGCCACCGGCCCGCTCACCGGGGCGTGGGTCACGTCTGACCCGTACTCGTGGACGATGACCGCCGGCGGCACGTTGTCGGCGGGGGCCACCGCGACGATCACCAGTCGGGGCCAGGACATCATCAGCGATGTCGTGGCGGTCCCAGAACCGGGCACGCTCGCGATGCTGGGTAGCGGGCTTATCGGCATGGCGGGGTTCTTAGGCTGGCGTCGCCGCCGGCACAACGACTGCGTGATACCACTCACGTAATGGGGATGGCCTCAAGACGGCGAGTGAGGCCGTGACTTCAGTCACAAGTAAACCCCGTCAGCCTCTGGACCGGTCGGTGTCAACCCGGTCGCGAGGGGCATTTACGTAAGCCCGAACCAAGCGAGGGCGGCCAACATAAGCCCGCCAAAGTAAACCACATAGAAAAGGACTATCCGGATGACCACGCTACCACCACGAGTTCAGACGACGCCGGAACAAGATCAAGCGATGATAGAAGCGCGAGTTGCATTTATGCGCCAGTGCCCCTTCTTCGCGTATTTCTACTATGACAAGATTACCGAGTTCCCAACGATGTCGATGCCGACGGCGGCGACCGACAGCCGGCGGCTGTTCTACAACCCCGTGTGGTTCGCCGCCCTCCGGCCGCCGGAGCGGTGTTTCGTGTTGGCCCACGAGATGTACCACGTCATTTGGCAGCACTGCCAGCGCGCCAAGATTTATATCCGGGACAAACACGTCGAGGGCACACCCTACGACCACGATCTGATGAACCGGGCCGAGGATTACGTCATCAACGCTGACTTGATCAACCTCAAGGTAGGGCTGTGCAATCCCGAGTGGCTGTATGACCCCCGGATCAGCGGGACCGACAACATCGTCGAGGTCTACAAGAAACTGTGGCAACAAAAGCAGGTACAGCCCGGCCTGCCGGCACCGACGCCGCAGACCGGCGGCGGCAATACTCCCGGAGTAACCTACGGTCGCGGTTCGCAGCCCGACAAAACCGCGAAGGCCAATGGAGGCGGCTTTGACGACGTGAGGCCGCCACTGGTCGACCCCATCACCGGGACAGACGACGAGATCGGCGAGATCGCCTTTAAGGAAGCGGTCGCGCGGGCGGCTCAAGCCGCTAAGGCGGTGGGTAAGATGCCCGGAAGCCTCCAGAGGCTGGTGGACGAGTTGCTCGAACCCCAGGTCGACTGGAAAGATAAAGTCCGCATGTTGATCACTGGGCAGATTGGCAAGTTCCACGAAAACTGGGCGACTCCCAACCGCCGCTACATCGTGATGCCACAGATCGTCTACATGCCCGGCAAACGTGGCCACGGGGCGGACACTGTCGCGGTATGGATCGACTGTAGTGGCAGCGTCGAGGACCGCGAGTACGACGCGTTCTTCTCCGAGGTCGGCGGCATCATCCAGGACGTCCGCCCCAAGCGGCTCCTCGTAGGCTGGTGCGACGCTATCGTCCAGAGGACGGAGTGGGTGAGTACGTTGGACGAGGTCTACGGGCTGATGCGGGAGCCGGTGCCGGGTCGCGGAGGCACGGACTTCCGGCCGCCGTTTGAGTGGATGGAAGAGAACGAGGTATTTCCCGAGACCTGTATCTTTTTGACCGACATGTGGGGTCCGTTCCCGCAGAACCCTGGATATCCAGTCGTGTGGTGTGCTTCGACGGATAAGGTGGGGCCGTTCGGCGAGACTGTGCAAATTAAAGTGTAACAAAAATAGGTTGAGTCCCAATCGGGACAAAACCTCAACTCGGATGGTTACAAATGAACTGGACACCGACAGAGGATCACATCTACCGACTGCAGCAAGTCGTCAACCACATGACCAACCGCCGTGCCTGCGTGATGGAGGCAGGCTACCCGCTGGATATCGAGCAGGTTAAGAAAATCGTCTGGCCGCCGCGCCTCCAGGAATTCGCCGCGCTCGGCTACGACTCATTGCAGACAACTCGCGGCATCAACTATGAACTCGGCCCCGAACACGGACTAGCCCGACGCTCGATCACTCATGTGAGTTTGCCGAAGTCTATCCATTACGCCTACCAGCGGCAGCTCCAGTCAGCCTATGTTGTAGATAAGCCGATCTATTTTAACCGCGACGGGATCGACGACATTGCGATGGAAGCGTTAAAGAAATGGACCGAGGAGGCGGTCTACGAACGAAGATTGGCCATGTTAACCACGACCACGGTGTCGATGTTCTTCAAGCACCGGGCCGACGACAAACTCACGATGTATCACATCCTGGCCCGCTGGCCAGGACTAAAGGCGATCTTCCCACGTGTGACCCATCACGGCTACGGTCGCGCGCAGGATATCTGGGAGCGGCACGGCAACGAGGTTCCGAGGAACCTCCAGCGATGGGACTGGCCCAAATTCGGGCCGGAAGCACTCTGGCGGGAAACCAACGCACGGCGCATGGCATTAGCCGAGGAGACCCTGTTGTCGTGCCTGTCACTGGCATCGTCACCGACTACCAATTCCGGCAAACTCACCGCCCATATAGCCGACTGGCAGATACTGGGCGGCGCCCCTTTTTAAGGTGGGTAGCAATGGCATCACCTAATACTGACGCCGCGACGATCATAATCAACCTAATGAAAGAGCAGGGCCGGGTCTGCGACGATTGCGGCGATCCCGACATTCAAGTCTGCAGCACGCCGTGGCGTGTGCCCGCCGACGGTGACGATGAAGAACCGCCACCGTACGCGCCGGGCGAATACGTCCAGAAATGCTACTGCGGCCCCTGCTTTATCAAGCTCCTTCAAAAACCCAAACACTAACGAAAGTTAACAAGCCAAGCCCCCGCCGTGAGCGGGGGCTTTTTTGTGGGTGGTTGACATTCCAATATTATAGGGTTTAGGCTGCGCCGATGCGCGGCGGCCCACCGATAAAAGACATTACCGGTCAGCGGTTTGGGCGCCTTGTGGCAGTTAAGGTAGCTGGCCGCATCAGAAGAAAATTCGCGTGGGAGTGCGCGTGTGACTGCGGTAATACGATACGTGTGGTCGGTACCAACCTGCGCAGCGGCAACACAAAATCGTGTGGGTGCAGCCGACTAAGACGCCGAACCGCACCGATTACTCCCGGAGTAACCCTATAAGCATAATCGTTAGGGGAAAGTATGGCGCTAATTACTCTCGATTTTGAAACGATGTACGACCAGGACTATAGCTTGTCAAAGATGAGCGAGGTCGACTACATCAAGGACGCCCGCTTCGAGGCGATCATGTGCTCGGTGAAAGTGGGTGACACGCCGACGGAGGTATATGTCGGCCGGGACATTAAGCCGGCATTGGGCCGGATCGACTGGTCTACATCGGCTGTACTCGCACACAACATCCGGTTCGATGGCGGGATTTTAGCTTGGCATTACGGCCATGTGCCCAGGATGTACCTCGACACGCTGAGCATGAGCCGCGCCACCACGCACTGGACGATTGGGCGGTCGAGCCTCGCCAAAGTCGCGGAGTATCTCGGGCTGCCGCCCAAGGGCGACGAAGTTATTAAGGCCAAAGGCAAGCGGCTGCGGGATTTCACGTCAGCGGAGCTGGAACTCTACGAGAAGTATTGCGCGCGGGATACCGACCTCTGTCACGCGGTCTTCCAAAAGCTGCGCCCGCGCTTTCGCGCCAGTGAGCTGGCAATCATCGACATGATCGCCCGCATGTTCATCCTGCCGCAAGTGCGGCTCAACGCGTCAGTGCTTCAGCAGAATTATGACCGGGTTCTGGCTGATAAGGCCGAGGCGCTGGCCCGTGTCAGCGAGATACCGCGATCAGTGTTTTCGTCGCAGCCGCAGTTTGCAAAACTGCTGCAGGAGCACGGTGTCGAGGTGCCGATGAAAACCTCGCCCACGACCGGCGATCAGATACCGGCATTGGCTAAAGGCGACTGGGCTTTTAAGGAACTCTGCGCCGACGACACACTCCCACCCTTCGTGCAGTTGTTACTGGCGGCGCGGCTCTCGGAGAAGTCGACGTTAGAAGAAACCCGGTCGCGCAATATGCTGCGTTTGGCCGAGACGCCGTGGCGCAAAGACGTGGGCTGGGCACCGATCCCGCTGAAGTATTCGGGAGCGCGCACTCACAGGCTATCGGGCGACGGCGGCGCTAACTGGCAAAACCTGCCAAGAGGCAGCCTATTGCGAACGGCCATAGAAGCCCCAGCCGGTTGGCGCATCGTCCACCGTGACGCTTCGCAGATCGAAGCTCGCATGACAGCGTGGTTGGCAAAATGCAATATCCTGTTGGATGCCTTCGCTGAGCAGCGAGACGTGTACTGTGAGTTCGCGTCGATCATATACGACCGCGAGGTGACGCCGGAAGACAAGTTAGAACGGTTTGTTGGTAAAACCGCCATCCTTGGGCTGGGCTATGGCTGCGGTGCCGAGAAGTTCCAGAAGATGTTATTCATCGGCAATGGCGGGATCAGCCTCAAGCTCAACATCGAGACCGCCGATGTGATCGTGACCAATTACCGCGCGGTTTACCACGAGATACCGGCACTGTGGCAGTATTTCAACTACCTGCTAAAACAAATCGTTAAGTTATCTCGGCGCGTGCGCTATGACCGGATGCCGTACGGGGTAGATTACAGCCACATCCCCATCGACGTGGACTACGATTGTTTCGTCCTGCCGAACGATCTGCGGATATGCTACCCTGAGTTAAGCCAGGACCCCGCAGACGCACAGATGACGTACATCGACCCGAACTATACTACTCCGAGATACCTCTATGGTGCGAAAGCTTGCCTTGGTGCAAACACTGAAGTCCTTACCGACCACGGGTGGAAGCCGATTATCGAAGTCGTCGTTTCTGATCGCCTATGGGACGGTATTGAGTGGGTTACCCACGATGGTGTCACCTTTAATGGAACCCAATTGACCGCTTTGGTCGATGGCATCACAATGACTCCTCACCATAAGGTTTTAACCGAAATCGGGTGGGTGGATGGGGCGGCCTGCGAAGGATATAACCGGGCTGCGGTTTGGCTATCTGACAGCGACGCGGCGCGTTGGGTCGCTCCAGACGGGTACTGGTCTACGGCCTCTGTGGGAGGTTCGCTGCGACTGCGGCCGGGTCAAGCAGATGGTCTCGTCGATCTACTGCAAGGGCGAACAGAAATCGTGCGGCTGTCAGCGGTACGAAATAATTGCGTCGGTCAATCGGACACATGGGATGTCGAGACACCCAGCGTACTGGGTATGGCGGTCGATGGTGGACCGATGCAAGCTGCCAACCCACCAAGCCTGGGCGAACTACGGGGGACGGGGGATTACCGTGTGCCCCGAATGGCAATCGTTCGAGACTTTCTGGGCCGATATGGGACCGACGTACAGACGCGGCCTCGCCTTGGAGCGCAAGGACAACGCGGCTGGATATTCACCGGCGAATTGCGAGTGGGCGACGCATCGCAAACAGGCAAACAACAGGCGGGGCAACGTCTACATACCAACGTGGTTTGGTCCGATTACGGTAGCGGAAGCGTCGAGGCTCACAGGTATCGGCCATACGACACTGTTGTATCGCCTGAGCGTCGGAGCCGACCCGTCTACGATGTTGTCAACGCCGGACCTCGGAACCGCTTTGTCGTCGCGGGTACGCAAGGGCCATTCATAGTGCATAATTGCGAGAACATCAGCCAGGCATTATCGCGGATCATTGTTACCGATATCGCGGTGCGGATGCAGGCCAAAACCGGCTATCGGCCTTTCCTTTCTACGCATGATAGCCTCGATTTGTGTGTGCCGGAAAAAGACGCAGAGGCAATAGACCAGGAGCTGGCGCGGCAGTTTGCTTATGTGCCGGATTGGGCCGAAGGGTTGCCGCTAGCCTCTTCGGGCGGTTGGGGCCGCAACCTGACGGCAGCAGAACGGGAAGATAACTGTTAAAGTAGAACTGCGGCTTGTCGCCGCGTGCCCTAGGAGACCCAGCATGGCCGACGAACCCAATACCTCCCAAACCCACGCCGAGCAGCAGGCTGAGCGCCAACGGGAACGCGACCGCCAAGCCGCCGAAGCCGACGCCATTGGCCAACCCGGTGAGCGCGTCGTGGCCGAGCACACCGAGCGCACCAATAACCGGGCGCAGGGGTCCGGCCGCGAGAACACCGCGATCCCCGAACACACCCGCGAGGTGCCGCCGCCGTCGGGGGAAGCGCCGTTCGGGGCCAACCCCAAGCCGCCGTTGAAAATCCTCAACATCGACGGCCCCGGTAACGGCGACGGGGTTAGCTGGATGGATTTCTCCGAGCCTGCCCCGATGGAATTGATCCAGGCAATCTACGACAATTCCAAGGACGGCCCGGTCACCATCTGGTCGCGGCATCTGGCCGAGTCGAACTTCTCGGCATTGTTGTGGAACTGGCTGGTCGAGAGCGACGCCGCGTGGCGTTCGCGCTCACTCGCGATGCAACTGTGGGAGCCGCCGACCGAAGTGCCGCCGCAAGGCACCGGCATGATCAACTTCACTCCGCCGGCCCCGAAGACCGAGGCCCAGCGCTCACCGTCGCAGCCGGCGCATCGCAACGCGACTACCCAGGCGCAGCGCGACGCCGGGCGCGCGCAGCCCCACAAATAGGTGAACCCCATGCCTGAGCGCCCCATCGAGCGTATCGAGCAGATGGACCTCGTCCCGCCGGGCGAGGTCGGCGAGACCAAGTGGACCGGGCGGGGGCGAATGCTGGGGGCACCCGCCCCCACCACCGACATGCAGCAGCCGTCCCGGCCGCATGACCCCTTCCCTAACCCGCCGGAAGACGTAGTGCCGGAAATCCAGATGCCGCCGGAGCCCACCCAGGAACACTCGTGGGGCGGCCCCTTGGGCCGCCGCAAGGCAGAGGGAGGACGCCGTGGCTGAGATTACCCTCCTCGACCTCGACGCCGCCGGGATCGATCTCGACGAGCCCTGCCCGCCCGATTTCATGCAGTTCGTCTACGAGAACTCGCAGGACGGGTACCTGACTTTGTGGTCGCATGTGTTGTCGGAACCCGGCGGCCCGGCGCGTATCCAGAAATGGTTTGACGAGGGGCTGGAGGAGTATCGCAGCCGCAAGGTCCAAATCCAGATGGCGCCGCCCACCCCTAACCCCCCATCGGGCGACAACGTGACGGAAGTCACTTACCCCGAGGGGTCGACCGAAGCACCGGTCAATGTCGACGTGCCGCATGTCTATGGCGGCAGCGCGGTTGGCGATACCCTCACCTGTACGATGGGCAACTGGCAGGGGGTGCCGACGTCGTACGCTTACGCTTGGTCGACCGGTGCCACTGGGGAGACCTACGTGGTCCAGGCTAGCGACGCGGGTACGTCGATCACCTGCGTAGTGACTGCGACCAACAGCGCCGGCAGTACCGAAGCGCCGCCGTCGAACGCGGTGCTGATTTCGGGGGCGCGGGCCAGCGGCAGCCGGCGCGAGTACCCGAAAGAAGAGAGGCGAGAATGAACGTGGACAGCACCTCCGACGAGCGCGTCACGAACAACGTGATGCGCCACGAGTACCGCGTCCTCACCGAGCACGAAAAGCTGAAAATGCAGCTTATCAAAGATCAGGGTAAGGACTTCTACGATTACTGCACCGAGCTAGGGAACAGCCGCGAGTTGTCCCTGGCGAAGACGAAGATCGAGGAAGCGGTCATGTGGGCGGTTAAGCACCTGACGAAGTAGCCATCATAGCTCACCCTGAACTATCGTGCACTCCTCAAAGAAGCGATAAAACCAAATGACATTCACCTGGAGTTACAGCAAACTAAAAAGCTTTGAAACTTGCCCTAAACGCCACTACCATTACGACATCGTCAAAGACGTCCAGGAAGCCGACTCGCCGCATTTACGCGAAGGCAGTGCATTGCACAAAGCTTTCGAGGAGCGGGTACGCGACGGCAAGACCTTACCCCTACCCTACGCCCACCACGAGCCGATGCTGGTCAAACTGATCGAGTCGCCCGGCGACACGATGGCCGAGCAGAAGCTGGCCTTAACCGATAAGTTCAAGCCGACCGGGTTCTTCTCCGCGAATGTGTGGCTTCGCACCGTCATCGACTTTTGTAAAGTTAGGCCGAAATCCGCTATCGTGGTGGATTATAAATCCGGCAAGGTGACTGACGACGAGACCCAACTGGCGCTGGCTGCTGCCACCTTGTTTCACTACGCACCGGGGATCGAGGAGGTGAAGGCAGCGTTTCTCTTTGCCAATAACGACAAACTGATCGCCAAGACCTTCCACCGCGACGGGCTCCAAGGAATTTGGCGCGACATACTCCCTCGGGTACGGAGACTGGAAGATGCCACGGCAGAAAACGAGTACCCCCCAAAGCCCAGCGGCCTTTGCGTTAGATATTGTGGAGTTCAAAGCTGCCCTCACTGGGGAACCGGCAGCCGCTGGTGACGGTATGACCGACTTACAGTTGCAACGGCAACGCGAAGCCTATATGTGGCTGCGCCACCGGGGCATCGAGATGCCACACACGCTGTCGAGGCGCTGATGCCACGCCTCTATGACCGGGTCTACGCCCAGATACCCCGGCAGTTATTGGGGCGGCTCGATGTCATGATCCGGTCGGACCCGTATTACCTGCGGGTCGAGGTGATCGTCGCTGGTAAAGATGGCGTGCTATGGCCCAGCGGCCCACTCGATGTGACGCTGGATAACGGGGCATTCGTCGACTGCAAGCTCCCGGATTGGTTTGTCGGGCACATGTGCTCGATCCCGATAGACGAAGACAAGTTGCTCGGTAAGTTGTGGGACAGCCTGCACGACTTACCTGACAGCCCAACGTATTGATAGTCCAACGATGATCGAAAGGTCAATCAAGCGAAAAATTCGTGGCGTCCTGAATAAGTACCGGGCGCACGGAATTTACGTCTACATGCCAGTGCCCGGCGGCTATGGCGAGTCAAGCCTGGACTATCTCGGCTTTATCTACGGGGTGGGCTTCGCGGTCGAGGCGAAAAGGCCCAAAGGGAAGCCGACGCCCCGGCAAGAGGGTATTATTGAGAGGATACAGGAAAGCGGAGCTATAGTATTCGTTGTATCCGACGACAACAGCCTTGAAGAACTTGACGGTTGGTTACTGCGTACCGTACAATATAAAAAACCATCGGATGGTACTCATGTCTTACGACTGGCTGGGCAAAAAGCCCTGGGCGATCCAGCGGACGACGACCGCATTGTTGGCGCGGTCCCCTCGCGCCTACGTCCTCAACGAATTCGGTACCGGCAAAACCCGTAGCGTTATCTGGGCCGCCGACTACCTCAAGAAGACGCAGAACATAGGCCCGGTGCTCGTATCAGCGCCGTTATCTACCCTATCGCCGGTGTGGGAGAGCGAAATATTCAAACTCGACCCACGAGCGCGGGTCCAGATTTTACATGGGTCGAAGAAGGAACGCTTGGACCGGCTCGCCAGCAAGGCCGACTGGTATATTATAAACCATCACGGTCTCAGCTTGATCGAAACTGCGCTGATCGCCAAGGGGTTCTCGGTGTTTGTCATTGATGAACTGGCGGTGTTGCGCAACTCGCGGACATTGTGGTGGCGGGCAGCACAGAAGATAATTTACTCCGGGAGTAACGTTAAATACGTGTGGGGATTAACCGGCTCGCCGACCCCTAAAGCCCCGACCGATGCGTGGGCACAAATTAAATTACTCACGCCGGGGAACACCACTCGCTCGTTCACCCGGTTCCGCGACCTGACGATGCAACAGATTACTCAGTTCCGCTGGGTGCGCAAACCGGGGGCGAAAGATTTAATCCACCAGCAGATGCAGCCGTCGGTCCGATTCTCTCTCAACGATGTGACCGAGCTACCCGTGACCACCTACCGCAGCTATCGCATCGACCTGGAACCGCTGGCTGCCCAAGCCTATAAACTGATGCTCGATAAATTACGGATGATGACCGAGAAGGGTACGATCACCGCCGCCAACGAGGGCATTCTGCAGTCTAAACTCTTACAGGTAGCTTGCGGGTTTATTTACACCGACGACAAGGGCGTGCTGCGGCTGCCGGTGCAGACCCGGCTCGACGCGTTGTTGGGTATCGTAGAAAGTACGCAGCGCAAGTTCATCGTCTTCGTGCCCTTCGTCCACGCGTTGGAGGGGGTGGCCGAGCATCTGATTAAGGCTGGCGAAGACATTGCCGTCGTGCATGGGGGGACACCTGTCGGGCATCGTAACAAAGTGTTCCGGGGGTTTCAGGAGAACGAAAGCCCAAGAGGCATTGTTGCACACCCCGGCTGCATGGCGCACGGCCTTACTCTAACCGCTGCGAACACCATTATCTGGTATTCGCCGACAAATAGTTTCGAGACCTACGAGCAGGCGAACGCTCGTATTGTCAGGCCAGGGCAAACATCGCGCACGTTGATCGCGCACCTCGTGGGCACATCCGTGGAACGGGCTGTTTATAGTCGTCTTCAGGACCGCAAATCATTTCAGGGATTACTGTTGGATTTATTTCACCGCCAAGACGCGACTTGACGGGGATGGGACGCGCGCGTATTTCTATGGGTGGTAGTGGGTCTCCAGGCCCAGGTTCCATCCGAGTACCTCAAGCGGCGCGCCTCCTGTTCCCCTGGGCGCGCCGCCTTTTTCTCGGATGGGCGCATGAGAGCTAGATATACCCAGGAGATTGAGGTCGACGGTTGGACCCGGATGATTCCGGTCGCTCCCGCCTATCGGATTGCGTGCTGCGATTGCGGCCTCGTCCACGACCTCGAATTCACGCTTGATCAAGACGATCAAATCTATATGCGGGCAAAACGTAACCGTCGCGCCACGGCACAACGACGCCGACATCTCAAAACCTGGAGGAGCCCATGACCCCCGCCGAAATGACCAAGAAGTATCTGCTGTTGCGCGAGCGCATCAAGCAGATCGAAGACAAACACAAGGCGGAACTCGCGCCATATCTGGATATGAAGTTCCAATTGGAGACAGCGTTACTTGACCACCTCAACCAGAACGGCCTAGATTCTACCAAGTGCTCAGACGGCACTGCGTTCAAGTCCACCGTAACCTCGGTGACGGTACGGGATTGGCCCGCCACCTTGGGTTACATCCGCAAACACAACCTATGGGACCTGCTTGAGGCACGGGTCTCAAAATCCGCCGCTGTCGAGATCATCGCCGACACGTCAAGGCCAATCCCCGGCGTTGAAGTCACCCAGGCGACGGTGTTGCGGGTTCGCACAAGCTAGGCATACACTCACCATCAACCCTATAATATCGGAGAAATCATGGCAAATTCGTTAACGTCACTGGACCGTGGGCGGCCGTCCACATTAGCGCGTCACCGGCAGGGGTCTCCCCTTCTGGGTAACGCCAGACAAGGGCTGGCCCCGTCCTTTGCGGTGGTGACCTACAAGGGCCGCAACTTCCGCCTCAAGTACCGCACCGAAGAGCAGATCGTCCGCGATGACCGGGGGCGGGCGGCCACTTATATCGACACGGTAATCGTCGGGGTATCACCTAATATCTCGCGCCAGTATTTCCCTGACGCCTATGTCGAAGGCGCCAGCGAGGGGCCGGCGTGTTACTCGACCGACGGCAAGGTGCCGGATGTCGGGGTGCCACAACGGCAGAACCCGGTCTGCGGCACCTGCAAGCACTCACAGTGGGGGTCACGTGTGACCGATGCGGGGAAGCGCGCCAAGGCGTGCCAGGAAACCCGACGGCTGGCAGTCGTGCCCCTCCAAAACATCGAGAACGAGTTGATGGGCGGCCCGATGATGCTGCGGGTGCCGCCGATGTCGCTCTCTAACCTGTCCAACTACTCGGACTTCCTCGCCAGCAAAGGGGCCAGCTTCGAGACCGTCGCCACCCGCATCGGGTTCGACGAGAACGTGGCGTACCCGCGCCTCACCTTTGAGACGCTGGACTGGCTCGACGACGACCAGCAACTGGCGGCCACTGGCGAAGATGGCAGCGGTGGGGTGTGCGCCAGCCCGCTGATCGAGCGGATGCTGGGTGGGGTCGAGGTCGAGGTCTCCGACCAGAACGCTTCGCCGCAGTCGCCGCCTCGTCGCGCGTCCGAGGAGCCAGCCCCCGCACCTCGTCGCAAACCGCAGCCTCCAATGGAGTTGCCGGCGGAAGGAGAAGAGACCGAAGAAGACGCCGATGACGATGACGAGGAGGAGGCCCCGCAGGCGGCGGCCAATCCCTTTATCGAAGAGGTGACACCCCCACCTCGCCCACGTGGCCGCCCGCGCAAGGAGGGCAACGGCAAGGCCGCGCCGCAGCTCGCCATCGAAGCCGACATGGAGTCGGCGCTCGACAACCTCTTGGGTGAGTCCAAGTCCCTGTAAGGGATAGCCTCATGGACGCGTTTGAGTTTCTGGAACGCGTCGTTGCACCGGGCGCTTACTACGCCTTCGCGTATAAGCGCCCGGATGCGGCGGGGCTACGGCATAAATTCTTCAAGCAGACCGACCGCAAGGCGGCAGCCGATTGGCTGCACCACATGTCCAACACCTGCGATGTGTGGCATGGCGTAGCCAGCTTCAAAGCCGCCGGCTCGCGTACCCAGGCGAACGCCGAAGCGCTACAGGTTTTCTGGTATGACGCAGACATCGCACGGCCGGGCGACGGTAAATCACCGGCGAGTGTCTGGCAGACCCACCTCGAACTGATTACGTGGGCTTGGAGTGTGCGCGACCGCCTGCCCATGCCGAATTTGTGGATTTGCTCGGGCTACGGGGTTCACTTCTACTGGGTACTCGATACCCCCATTCCCGCCGCCGAATGGTTAGGTCACGCCAAAGCGTTTCGTGACTTGTTAGCATCGTGTGGGGCGCGCGGTGACATTGGCATATCCGCCGACAGCGCGAGGTTGCTGCGCCCGCCCGAGACGTTTAACTACAAAGTCCCAGAAAATCCCGCGCCCTGCTGGGAGATGACGGCAGGGCAGCGCAAACTGAACTTACCCAAGTTCTACAAGACTGATGAGTTCTTGGCGCTGCTGAACCCTGGAGTAACGCCACCGCTGGGGCCACCACCTAAACGAAAAATTAGTACCGCCTCGCTAGAGGCGGCGAAAGCCAACCTACCCCGGCCACCGCCGTCGGACTTTGGCATTGTCGCAACCAAATGCCTGCAGGTTCAGAAGAGCCTGGAAGAAGAGGGTAAGTTCGACGACCGCACCCTATGGCATCTCCTCGTCAATCTCGCGTACTTCTGCGACAACCGGGACATGGCGCATGCCATCGGACGGAAGCACAAGAAGTACAGCGAGGACGACACCGACGCCAAGTTCGACCAGACCGCGAGCGAACGCCAGTCCAAGAAAGACTTTGGCGCGCCGACATGTCATAGCCTGAACGCAGCCCGGCTCGGGGTGTGTGACAATTGCGAGTTCCGAAACAAGGTTAATTCTCCCTACTCGCTTGGCTGGTCGGGGGAGTTACCGCTCGGCTTTAAGCAATCAGAGGAGGGTATTCAGCGAGCCGACGGTACCCCCTTGGTCGGCGGCCTCGCTTCCAACGCGCAGTTGTTTTATCTGGGCGACGATATCGGGTATCAGCTGGTGTTCGACTATACCTTTGGTGGGCGCACGACGGGGGTCCGCATCAACGAGGGGAATGTAAGCTCGACGATTGATAAGATCAGGCATGTCTTTGGCAAACAGGGTATGTCGCTGGATCGTAAGACCACGGTCGCCTTCTCGGATTTCATCATGGCATGGATACGCGAACTCAAGGACGCCTGTCGTGCGGTTGACGCGCCGCCACCCTTTGGCTGGGTTCACAACGAAGGCGGCGGATATCTGGGGTTGTCGGTTGCGGGTACGTTTTACCGGGTCGATGGCACTGAGGGGATTGCCCAGCCCGGCGACCCGGCAATCCACAAAAACTACACGCCCAAGGGCGACATCAGGGCGTGGCGAAAGTCTTGCGAGTACGTGATCGGCGATAAGCTGGAACTTCACACCCTCGTCGGTGCGTCTTTCGCCGCGCCCTTGATGGAATTGATCGGCGAGTCGGGGATACTTTCAATCTGGTCTAAGTCGTCGGGTGCGCGCAAGACGTCTGCATTCCGGGTTGCCACCGCCGTCTGGTGCAACCCGATCACGGGTATGTCTGCCATCAAGGACACCACCAATTCGGTCCAGCAATCCCTCGGCGAAACCAGGATCATGCCGGTGTTCTGGGATGAGATACACACCGTCAACAAAGACCAGATCGCCACGATGGTGGAGATGTTCTTTAACATCACTCAAGGTAGAGGGCGGGCTAGGCTCGATCAGCGGATGGAGCAGCGCACCGTCGGCTACTGGCGCACGTTGCTCATCCTCAGTTCCAACAAGCCCAACGCCGAGATGATCGAGCAGGACCGCTCGCACACCAATGCCGGCGCGTTGCGGCTGTTCGAGTACCCCATCGAGCCATTCGGCGGGGCCGATCCGGAAGCGGTATCGACCGTGAAGCTGGTCGAGAACAATCATGGCCAAGCCGGGCGGGTCTACACCAAATGGATAACGCAGAACCTCGACACGGTGCAGGCGGTCATCAAGACGATCCGTACCACGCTCTACATGGACGTGCCGAATATCAAACCAGAGGAGCGGTTCCACGTCGCCACCATCGTCGGCATCGTCGCGGGCGCGTGGATCGCAGGTAAGATCGGATTGGTTACATTGGACTGGCAGGGCATTTACGGATTCCTCAAATCCCGGTTGCAGGACATCCGCACCGGACGGCAGGACGAGAACCCCGACGACGAGGGGCAGCTGGTCTCGACCAAATTCGAGAAGTTCGTGTCCGACCACACCAAGGACACCCTGGTCACACAGAGTTTTGTCGCCAGCGGGCGGCCCAAGCGAGGCGGGTTGATGGATGACCGGGTGAAACTGGTCAAGGGCCTAGCCATGCCGGGCCGCGCACTCATACACATCAGCCTCGACGACCGGGAACTGCGCTTCGACCACAACGCCTTCAAGGCGTGGTGTTTGAAGACCGGCCAGTCCCACACCTCCATGTTCGACATGATGAAAAAGGTCTGGTCGATAAAGATGGTACGAGCGGTGCTCGCCATCGGCACCGAGTGGTCGTCGGGCGCTAAGGTGCAGTATTACCGGCTGATGCTGACGACGCCGGAGCTAGAACACCACCTCAATTGGGGCACCCCGGCTCCGGCTGCGTCTAACGTCGTGCCGTTCCCGCCGGCGGCCGAATGATCTGGCGCATTTTCCCCGTCGTGTTCTGGCTAACGGTGCTCCTCGTCGTCATGGTGAGTTGCTGGCATGACTAGATATATCGTTAAGGAAGAGATAGGCGGCTACGAATATGTTATCGAAGCCGATAGCCTTGAGGAAGCTGTAAAGATCGCCAACGACCGGGTTGAAGAGCAGATAAAACAAGGCCGCTACAAGGATACCCCCCGACGTAAATCAGGAGAGCCGGGCCTGCACAGCCCGGCTCTCACTCCCCGCAAGTGACTTGGACCGTCTACGGGAAGTTTACCGCTTTGGCTCGGCCGTCGGTGGCAAGCCTTGGTTTGGTCGCGGCGGCCGGCCACCCGGCAACTCGTTGCCGACCTGCAAGGTCAGGTCGACCGCGACATAGCGCCAGCCGACGCCGGGGATACCGGCGACGATCCAGAACTGCCCATCGGGTAGGTCTTCCCCGAGCGGCGGCCACACCGCGCCCGGCGGCGGCTTAGTGGTGGCGTCGGGCGGGATCGGCGCCCACGGGTGGTTGAAAGACGGCGGCGGCCAGATACCCGGCGGCGGCTCCGGTAAGGTGCCGCCAATAGGCGGCAATCCACCGGGCAGAGAGTTATCGGGGCGTTCGCTACCGGGGTGACCGTAACCGGGGTCGACCGCACCGGCGGTCTCGCGAACGTGGATCGGCGAGTTGCTGTAGGCTACATAGGCCATGAATTATCCTTTACGAGTTAGGTAGTCGATAGCTGCGGACAATAGCGCCGGGCTATCCTTTAAGGAACCGATACCGGCGTTACAACGGTGGCAGAGAATGCCCCGTACTTCTCCAGTGGTGTGGTCGTGATCGACTTATGGGCCGTGAAGCCCCCAATTGTCCGTCCGGCAGATCGCGCACTTCTTACCCTGTGCGATTAGCAATAGCTGAAACGCAAGTGGCTCTAAGCTATATAGCTTTCTAAGATTAGACGCTCTGTCATAAACCTTCATTCTGTCAGGGTATTGCGCTCTATACTTCTTATGACGAACGCGTTTGCACTCATAGCAGTACGTGTCACCGTTCGGATAGACACGACGAGACGATTCCATGTCGTGCCCCCGCGAGCATACTATCTGCCTAGGAGCGCCCTTCATTTTTTCTTACTCTGCCCTGCTTCAGATAAGGCTATTGCGATGGCCTGCTTACGATTCTTGACGACCGGCCCCTTCTTCGAGCCGCTGTGCAGCGACCCGGTCTTGAACTCATGAAGAACTTTCCGGATTTTCGATTGGCCTTTCATAGGTCTCCCCTTCCGGGTCTATCGTCTTCCAATAGCCGGTCATGTCCGGGTGGAATGTATTACATTCCACGCACTCGATCTGGCCGTCGTCATAGAGCCAGAAGTTTTCACAGCCGCACTGGCACTGGTACACACGCGGCTCTGGCTTTTCCGGTTTTTTGAAATTCAGGACAGTCATTGCCTCCCCCGCACCAACAATAGGGTGACGAGACGTGTGCGCACTCGGTTGAGGATTCGCCTTCGCAGCAATAGGTTACGGTACTGCCGCCGCACATCTCGCATGGGTACGGATACCGTACGAAACCGTCACCGTGGCACGAGGGGCATATCACGATTCGCTGCTTCCAGTAGCTTCTGGGCATACAAACGCAAGGTGTTGCGGGTCACGCTGATCCGTAGCCATGTTTGTCCCCGATACATGTCGAGGTGAACGTACTCGCCGGTGCCCTCGTCGGAGACAACGAGGCGGCCGGGAATTGTTGGCTCCATGCCTACCATATCCCGCCCGAACAGTTCGAGCTGCTTCCACGATGTCATCGCATTGTAGGCAGAAAAATATAAAGGCCGAGCAGTAAGACCGCGATAAAAGCGAAATACACGTTGCTCGCCGAGAACGGCGCCATTGGCGGAATAGGCAAGATAGTTAGCAACCAAAGAAAGAGGGTTACGACAAATAAAATTTCAATAATCATGGCTCGATCCGCTCCTCGACCGGCAGGCGGTAGGCCATCGGTTTACTGCGACAGCCCGTGCACACGCCACTGGAATTGATCACCGGCGGACCGTAGGTGACCCAGCACCGCTCACCGCCTTTGCAGCGGCGCGGCCGAAAGGCCGCGCGTTCCTGCCGGTAACTAGCGAAGTGCTCTAACTCCGCCGGATCGTACTGGCGAGCTGTACGGCGTTCCATGGTTGAGATTATAGCTCCGCTTGCCCTTGAGGCGGAAAAAATTCCGGGGGTCAAGCTCCGCCGCCAGCATCTGCGCCTCTATCTCGCGGCAATAGGCTTGGTTCCGGGCGCGGTCGTAGTCGTCCATGTCGAACAGGTTGACATCGGGCGACACGGTTACTCCGGGAGTAATCACAGCCGGCGCCACTGCTTCGACTCGCGGGCGTGCGAGCCGGGCTTTTTCATCTGCAGGTGGATGCCGGTGTACTCGATGTATTTGAGACGGGCGGCGTGCATCCACACCGCGCCCCAGGCGTTGGGCTTATGCGGCTCGCCAATCTTTGGGATGATGTACGGCTTGATGTCTTCGCCGATACCGACCCAGCCCGGCGGCAGTTGGAACACTTCGGCCACCGCAGCCTGGTGCCACGCGCTTCGGCCCGCCTTAGATACCAACGACAGGCCGGTATCACGCAGGATTTCCCCATAAGAACGGCCGTGCAGCATGTGACTTCTCCAGGTTTATTGTCGAGCGAACCTAGTCCAGTTCTCCATTAGCGGTACTTCGCGCCGCGACACGCCGCGCATACCCGCAAGATTTGGTTGCGCGTTGATAATCGCCTGCTCTCGTATCCGGGCCTGGATCGCCTGTCCAGTGATTCGTTCAGCCGGTTCGGCGATAGAGTTGTAGCGGTAGATTTTATCCATCACTGACTTGCGGTCAGCGGCAGGGGTTCGGATGAACTCGTCGAGGATCGCGCGCTTGGCAGCGTCCGAAACCTTGTTAACCACGTCTATCGTGGCGCGAACATTACGTGCATCACTCGCGGTTTTGGGGATAAAGCCTGCCGCCTTGGCGATCAACTCCGCCGTCGAGAACTGCTCCGGCCGGGCGATAGTCAGGTCGCCCTTAGCTGTCTTCAACCCCTCGGTCCCCCATTGGTACGCCTCGATGGGGTCCCTGACGATGCGCGGCATCAGCTTGGCGACGGTCTCGGGGCGGAAGTCGCCCTTCATCATGTTAAATACCGACGCGGCCATCCCGGCGGCATTATCGGCCGACGGTCCTAGCATCTGGATGGCGAAAGACAGCGTGCCTTCCTTGTCGTGGGTCCGCCATTCCGGCACGCCGAGGAGGTTGGTAAACTGCAAAGACCGGTGCGTGTCGATCCCGGCCGCCATTGGCAGCCCATAGGCGATTACGTCGGCGACACCCTTACCAGCGATGTCTTTCGCTATGTTGCGTGACTGGACTTCCCACTCCCGGTTGGTGTGTGGGTCCTCACCGTGGAGGAAATCCCACAGTCCCAACCCAGCCATCATCGGCAACGAGCCGAACACCGCGCCGCCGACGCCGGTCCACAACATGTGCTGCATGTGCAGAAGGGCTAGGGATTTACGGGCTTGCGAACGTATCTCCGGGTTCGCATCGCGCAGGCTCTTAGCGATCAGGTTTGCCTGCACGCCCAGCATGTGCAAGCCGAACTGGCGGAACTGGGTCGTCACTGGAGCGAGCTTACCCAGAGTACCCTGCGGCGTCGCCAGCCTGGATTTCTGGTTGTAGTCCGGCATCGAGTCGCGGGCGATCTGCTCGGAATATTTGAGCGCCTCTGCAGCGTTATGGCCATTCTTGTTGAACTCGGTCACAAAAGCCGCCTTGGCGATGGCAAATCTCATACTGCTATCGGCGGCATGCTCACCGGCACTGAAGACATCCATCGCCCGAGCGATGTAGCTGTGTCCGGCCATATACCCCTGCGGCCCGGCCATGCGGCGCATCTCGCGGGTGCGCGACTGGTTGACCATGTTGGTACGGTCCAGCATATCGGCGACGAGGTCAGCGTTTTCCGGCGAGATATCCCCGGCATTGCGCATCCGCTCCCGGTAAAACTTCAGCGTGTCCCAGTTGACCGCGCCCATTTCGTTCTTGATGGCGGCCCAGGCATCGCGACGAAAGACCCCTAGCGTGGTGCCGGTCATCTGGGCCATCGCCTTGGCGACCGCGTAGTTAGACGCAACCACTCCATGGCGGCCAGCCATCAACCCGGAAGCCGCCGAGTGCGCGCCGGCCGTGTTCATAAAGAAATGCGCCGGGCGTATCAGCGAGCTTGCGACGGTCCAACTGGTCAGTGCACGCGACCCGTTGCCAATCATATCGGCTGATGTGTCGCCATCCGCCGGTATCTGGCGCTTGCGCAGTTCCCGCACCCCGGTCTCGGCAAGGGCAACCTCTAGCTCGCTCGCACCGGAGTGGCGGAACTGTTGGTTCTCGTGCTCGGCCTGGAACAGGGTGCGGTTGACCTCGACGCCGTGCTTCAGATGCCCCATGCGGGCATTGTGGGCGAGGTAGTCGCCCATCAATGTGCGGGCGTAGTCCTCGGTGGCACCCCGGATACCCTCGCGCCGCATTGTATGGGTGGCAGCGCGGATACCCTGCTGGATTAGCTGGGTAGCGTAGAGGTCCTTGATTATCTCAGCACGGTCGCCGGTAATGCCGCCGGTCTCCAATGCCCGGTCGAGCGTACCAAGCGCCTGCGCCGGGTTCTGGAACAGCTTATTCGATTGCATCTGGGATTTAGTAAAGACCTGGGACACGTCGGTACGTTTCGGTATGCCCTTCTCCACGTTACCCCGGTGCAATTCATCCTTGCGGGTTTGGGCTGCGGTGACCGTCTCGAAGTGCTCAACGCCATAACTCGACGGCACCTTTGGGTCGCCATAGCTGACAATGTACTCGCCGTTGCGCCGTAATCCGAAATAGTCGCCGTCGACAAACCCGAGGCGCTGGCTCTCGGCAAAGACCTTTGCCAAGGCTGCCTTGTTCCCTAGTAACGGACCGATAGGCGTCGCCTCCGCCCGGTCGATCACGTCCAGGATACCCTGGCGGGTGCGCATCTGGTTTTTGATGGCAAGGCGCTCGGCCGGAGTTGACTCCTCGAAGGTCGTCTCGACAAACTCCTCGATCTTGGCTTCCCGGTCGGCTCGGTGCCACTCATCGCGCAGTGCGTTGTGCTCACGGTAGATTTGCTGCGCCGCTTGGGGCAGATCGTCGAAGCGGCGTTGCAAGGCGGCCTGCTCCCGAAGTTGTTCGGGAGTGGTCAAGTGCGCGTTGCGGGCAGGGTCGATCACCGACATGCCGGCGTACTGCACCTCACTCATCAGGTTGGATATCTCACGGACATCCGGCGACTCGCGTAGCTGGTTAGAGAGCCGGTTTGTTTTGTCCATAGCCGACTCGGTGATCGGCTGTCCGTTATTGTCGTAGGTGGTGATCTGCCGTACCGCCTCCGCGTCGGACGCATTCTTGACGCGGTCTATCGCATCGCGGTGCGCCGTCACCGACGGGATGTACGGCTTAAGCATATCGTGGATCGCCTGGAGGTTGCCCCCCTGGAACGCACCACGCAGGAGCAACCGTCCTTTGGGGTCGGCGAAATTCTTAGCGGCGTCCTTGATACGCTTCATACTGGCGGCGGTCCGTTGCGACTCCGGACCAATCACGTCAAAGTTATTGCGGGCGATGGTCCGGGCTTCAGTGAGATGCTCAGGGCGGAACTTAGCGCCGGTCTCAAGAACCTCGGTCAATGGCCGCATCGCGTAGTCGAGCACCGAGTCGAGGCGCTCAGGCACCCCAAAAATACTGCGGACGATCCGTTTGAAGCCGTCCCAAATCGATGCCTTCGACGATATCCCCATACCGACATTGTCGAGTGCCTGTCGGAAACGGTGGCTAGCGGTCTCACGCGATAGGATGTTGTAAACTTCCGGCTGGGTTAGGAGTTGCGTCGCCAGTTCGTGCGGACCCCTCACATTGTCGGCGTCGTACTCCCGCAGCGCGTACTCCAGACCCTCAGCTTCGGCAAACGACCGGCTAAGATTACCCTCGTCTAAAACCCGAGACACTTCAGAACGGATTGATTCTAGTGCGGTCTTATGAGCAAATTCACGAGGAGTGAGAAGCACCTCGGGTGTCTCATACAAATGCGTAATATAGTCCAGCGTGCCCCGATGCACGGTTTCATGCAGTAGCGTCACCGCCCCACTACCGTCTGCCCGTGCTGCCTTGGTATCCACATAAATTTCACGAGCGACCGGGTCGTACAGCCCTACCGCCCTATTATCTATGCGTCCTTCACCTTGACGCACCTTAGTCTCCGGTATGACCCGCCGAAGGATTTGGGCCAGCTCAGTCATTTGTGGTGTCGCGTGAGCGGCTATCGAGTTAGCGATAAAATCGTCCAAGATTTTATGCAGGCTTGCTCCAGCCTCACCGGCTCGCTCAACGTGCTGCAGAATAGGCTCATTGACTGCGCCCAGTTTAGACATAGCTTCTGCGGTGCGAGCACTGCGGGGGGTAGCGTAGGACTCAACACCTTTAATCTTTTCGCCGCGCTCTAGTGCTTCTATCTGCGGCAGTATCTCAGTCAGCCGCGCCCGCTCATTGCTGACACGCTGATAATGCTCAAGCTGTTTGGTAAGGCTGTCGAGAATCCTTTCGATGCGTGCGCTCGCTGCTGCACTGGCTGCTTGCAGTTCGGGAGTGGTGGTGCGCGACTCTTTGCTGGTCTTAGCCAGCCGCTCCGCTGTCGCGTTGAGCGTGGTGCGTATGTCCGCTGCGGCGTCGGTTGTCTCGACGGCCTCTAATTCCTGGCGAATGTACTGCGACAGTTTCTCGACGTTCGGCTTGGGTCCGGGGGTACCAGGCTTACGCTCGCCGAATTCCTTGATGGCCCTGGCAAGGTCCATCCCCCGTTCGAGAATGTGCTGCACAATAGATTGCGCCCGACGGGTGGATTCCAGCCCCGGCGTGACCGCGAGCGGATTTCTTGTCAGTTCTATGTGCTGCGACACCCGCGCTATCTGGCCGGAGGTCGGGGTTAATTTCGTGTGATCGCGGCTCTCCTTCCGCGCCCCTGTCTGCATCTTGCTAGGCTGCTTACTAGGCTGCGCCGGAGCAGCACGTGCCGGCATTTCTTCGCCTTCGCCCATCGTGAATGCGCCGGCCTTGGTGCGCGTAGTTGCGCCTTCAGTTTCAGTCTCAGTTTCTGTGCGCAACTCCTCGGCCGGCTTTGTTACACGCGCCTCCGCGCGTTGCTTGGCTTTATCAGTGACGCGCTTCACCCGAGCCTCAGCCTCGGCCTTGCGATCCGCGATGATCTGTTCGGCGGCCTCGCCCGCCTTTAGGGCCTTCGCCTTAACCTCGGCTGTCTTAGCTACACTAGCTTCCTTGCCAGCCAAATCGTTGCGCGCGTTGACGATGTTCTTACGGCGGGCCGAGCTGATCTCGGCCTTGGAGGCACCAAGCTCAGTCAGTCTCTGGATAATCTGCTCGCGGTTTAACTTAACCGGAGCAGTAGGTGTTTCTGCTTTCGGTGTCTCAGGCACCGCATCCCGACCACTCGCCGCCGGCTCAACCTTCGCGGCTTCGGCCGGCGGCGCCTTTTCCTCCGCTGAAACAAGTTGCTCTTTTGTTCCCGTTACGGCTGGTTTCGCCTCTTCTGCCGGTACCTCTTCGGTAACCCCGCCTCGTCTTGTTACAGCCGCCTCGGCTTCGCGCAACGTAGGCCCAGTACCCTGGTTGATCTGCCGCCCCGCCGGCTGCGCCGCCGGCTCTTCCGTCATGCGCGGCGCGGCTGTCGCCGCGACCTGATCGGGATGGCGCTCGCGCGCAAATCTCAAAGCCTGCTCTTGTGAATCGCCAACGGAAATCACGTTACCGTCGGCGTTCTTCACGACGTAGCCGGGGCCAGTGTGGTCGCGCTCGAACGTCCACCCCTCGGCGGTCTTCAGCCCGAGGAGGTCTTGCTGGCCTTCTTCCTGGGTTGGTCGACGGTCTTGCTGCGTCTCGGGTTCTACCAATCGGCCGATGGGGCTTCTGGCCCCGGTGTCTCGTTCGGCACGCCGCGCGGTTTCGAGCACCGGCGCGTTCATCGGGACCCGCGTACCGCCGACGCTGACGTCTTCCGTACCCGGCAGGCCCATCTGCGGGCCGCGTACCTCACCTGTCGGAGTTCTGAATAAATCCGGCTGCAGGGCGAGGTCGGTTACTTCGGGAGTAACCTCTGCCGGCTCTGGCCCCACTCGCCCGATGGGGCGGGCGGCTGCGCCTATCGAGGTAGCCCCGTCGTCTACGAAGGGCGCGCCCTCCGGTATGCGTTGACCGCCAATCATCCGGGCCGGGGTTTCAGCCCCGCCTTGCAGCGGTAATTCTGTTTGCGGACCGCGCACCGGCGCGCCGGGAGTCGGCGGCTCGAACCCTGGTAGTTCCGGCTGGACCGGAGGCGCCGTCGGGGGTGTATAGGTTTGGTCGCCCAGCGGTTGACGACCTGGGCCGGTGATGTCCGGCAGACGCATCTGCTCGCCTTGTACCGGCGGCCGTTCGCCGGCACCACCCACCAAGGGAAGATTCATCTGCCCACTAGGATCGATTGGCGGCGGTCGCGTACCAGTACCAGGAGGTAGCGGCAACTCGCCTTGCTGACCTAACGCTAGCTGCTGTTCTTGCGTGACTCCGGGAGTAGCCTCGGGGGTGGGCTGACGACCACTGAGACCTCGATGGATCGCCCGGCCAAATGCGTCAAACGCGATATTGGGGATAGCACTTACCGCAGCTTCCGGCACACCCTCACCGATAGGCTTACCCTCGGCGACATTACCGGCGACCTGACCCGCTACTGAGATTGCCGGTTGTCCAACAGCCTGTACGCCTACCTGCAACGGCACCCCGGCGGTCTTCGCAACCGTCTGGCCGGCGGCGTCAACCACCGACTTGGTCATCATGTTCTTGAGCACTGATCCAAGCGGCTTACCCACGATGAAAAATGCTATGGATGCTGCTGATACCCCAGAGGCTTTAGCGGCTTCGATCTGCGCAGTGCTCCAGGCTTTGTCGATAGCTTCCGGCGTCGGGTTATCTTTTATCTTCTCAAGCTCGTAGGCGTAGGCTGTGCCAATGGCTTGGATTGCAGCGACGCCGCCAGTACCTGTAGCCGCACCAACGACACCGCCGACAGGCCCACCAACCGCTGTGCCGACAGTGCCGCCAAGGATCATCCCCGCCAGTTCCGGCGCGCTCTTGGACAAGCCAAATATCATTTTTTTAGTGAGCAGGGCTGGGTCTTTCACGTCCTTTAGTTCGAACGGCTTCTCGAACTCGGCCTCTTCTACCTTACTGGTCTTGGGCTTCTGGCCCTTGAGGACATCGGCGGTCGCCTTGGCGTTTTCGCCAGCCCGCAGGAAACCGCGCACCAGTGCCTGACCGTATCCCTCTTCTTCCTTCTTTTTCTCAGGCGGCGGCAAATCCGGAACCAGTTCAGTGTTCGGATCAAACTGGCCTTGCGATGCCTGCGCGTCGAACCCGCCATAAGTTTGCTTGGTAGGCTGCGCTTGCTGCTGCTGGTAATTCACGAGTTGCTCTCTCGCGACTTTCTGCAGCATCTCGCGGGCGCTGCCTTCGGGGGCTGGCGTCCTTAAGCCGCGCTTGGCCAGTAATTGGAGAACCTGAGACGAGATCGGCGCTTGCTGCTCTTCACCGCCGCCGTAATCACCACCGTCGCCCAACGCAGATTGCTGCTGCGGCGGTGGCGGTACCGCTATCGTGTCATAGGGCGACGACGCGGCAATACCGGAGCCATAAACCGGCATGTCTTCATCGTCGAGCGCGGCCATTTTTAAACTCCAGCGCCGAGGGCGCTACCGGGGGCCGGTTGCCTTGCCGGCGCGGCACCTGCTGTAGGCTTAGCGGCAGCTGGCTTGAACTGCGTCATCGTCGATGGATCAAGCTCACCGACAGTAGCTCCGGTTTTTTTGTTTATAACGGCGCCCCAACCCGGCTTCTTAGTATGAGGAAATACTCCGTACAAACCACCATTTCGATTTACTACTACGTCCTTCGCGATTGTTGCGCCACGACTAACCTCCAGTGAGTCGTCATTCATCTTCATATTGTGAACGATATTCCGCTCAAAGGCTTCTTCCGGACTCGCCGGAATTGCTTGCTGAGTTACCGGGTCAATCTTGGTGTAGGCGTCATGCACCAACTTGTCGACATGCGCGACGCGAGGGTCGACCGGCGCCGGCTTACCGGCTCCAGTCGCGGGCTTTGTTGCCCGCACCAATGCAGCCGCCGCGGCCGCTTCCTCGTGCGCTGCTGCCCGCCTGTCAGCCGCCGGTATTAAGTCCTCGTAATACTTCACCTTCCCCAGCTTGAGCTGAGTGTCAGCCTCCTTGTCGGCGATGTCGGCGTGGAGCTTCTGGTTATCGCGCATAATTTTAGCGAACGCGTTGGGGTCGTGGGTGACATTCATCATGCCGATAAGGCGCTCTGGGGTCACCTCGAACGCGTCGCCCACTGGAGAGTGGGTGTCCTCGTTATACCGCCGGCCGATCATCATCGGCTTGCCGTCTTTACCTTTGCCGACGGCAAACTGTGCCAGCCCGCCATCCGGTGCGGCCCAGTAAGCCAGAGCTAACTGTTGCGCCGAGCCGTGATAGTCGCCCATCTGCATGAGCTTATAGGCGCTCATCAACGCTTGGTTCGAGCCGACATGGCTCATCTGGAAGACCAGCTCGCGAGCTGCTTGTGCACCTTCCATATTTCCCTTGGCGATCATCGTGGAAACCATCTGATTTTCCAGATATCGCCACGCGTCGTTAGACCCCATGCCACGAGGCACAGAGTTAATCGCGTAGGAAATAAATGGCATCGCATTACCGGTGCGCGCGGCCTGGGCCGCCGCTTGATAAGTCGCCATCGGGGTCGCGGTACCGGGAGGGTTGAGCGTTACCGGCGTCGGCGTGACATAGGGCTTACCGGCGTCGGGGCCGACAACACTCTGCTGCACCAGATCATTGGCGTTCGGCGGCAGCATGGCCTGTTGCTGTGAGGGCGAATTCACCCGCGCCAAAGCGTCCACTTTCTCCTGGCCCAGGTGATAGGCCAGGATCGACATCGGGGTCTTCGCCCCATAATTGTCGCGCATCTCACGATATTTTAAGGCGCCCAGCATCAGGCTGGTGTGTGGGTCCTGCGCGGTGACCGGATTCCCTTGGGAATCACGGAACAATTCCGGGCGCTCTTGTCGGTATCGCTCGATATCCTGCTGGCTGAGACCAGCCAGCCCTACCCGACCGCCGGCGTTATAGTTCGGGTCACCTTTACTGGATGCGTAAATCAGGTTGGCATAATCCCAGGAGCCAATCCCGGCAGCTTGTGCAGCCTGGATAATCCCGTCATGCAGGGCCGGGTTGGATTTCTCCAACTCCACCAGATAAGTCGGACTGATCGCCGCCTTCGGTAACGCGTCCGGCAGTTCATCGCGGGTGCGGCCTCGCGTGGCTGGCGGCCGTGGGCCGCCAGGAGCGCCTTTGGGCTTGATCGTGTCCAGCACGCCCGGTTTCGGTGGTTCTGTCGGGGCGCTGCTCTCGACGACTGTCGGTTCCTCGGTCTTTGGCGGGGTCGTGCCTTTGTATGGTCGGGTGCCGGCTTCTTCTTTCGGCGGGGTAAGACCTAGTGCCGTGCTCTCGGCCTCGGCCCCCGACGCGAGCGCGTTACCGATAGCGGCAGGGGCATTCAAGATCGCCTGACCAGCTTTACCGGCACCGGTTATTACACTTTTAGCTATCGCCTCGGACTGCTCTCCAAGAGACGGCGACGGCCCCGCTGCCGAAAACGCAGCACTGCGTCGTTGTTGAATGTCGGCGGCGGAAGGCGGCGGTAATGCCTGTTGTGTTGGCATGGGTGCCGCAGCACGATCCTCGACGGTCGGGTCGCGCACTGTCGCGGCGGACGGCGGCACCGGCATCGGTGCTGTTGGTAGTCGTTCGCCGGAGCCAAGGGCCGAACGCGCCTGTTGGGCGGCCAATATCTGATCGGCAGACATCGACGCTGCCGCGCGCTCTGCTTCCTGGCGGGCGCGCTCGGCTTGAGGGTCGTAGGGATCAAGTGCTGCCATCAGGCGGTCCTTGTCGGGTACAGCGCCGACGGCGCCGGCCGCACGATATTGCCGATACCGTCAACCATCGTGCCGTCGGGCAGCCGGATGATTTTGCTGCCGGCGGCGAACTGTTGACCGCCGCCGGGGCGTGAGGTTGGCTCCGGCGGGCGCATCCCGCCGCCCTGGTCGGACTGACGAAGCTGGGCCAGGACCGGACGTGACGGGGTTTGCGCAATCGTGGTGGCGGCGGATGACCCCGACGATCCGGCAGACCCCATCGACGGCGGAGACATCGCACTGGTCGCCATCGCCGTGCTAGCAGGATCGAGAGCCGACGACCGCATCGGTGGGGCCGCCGGTGTTGGCGACGGCACACTGATCGGCGGCATCGTCATAAACCCTTCCGGCACATTGGCCTGTTGGGCAGGGGTGACACCGGGGCCGGCGACAGCTTTAATGATAGTGGAAATGGGGGAACCTACCGGCGATGGGCCGGTCTTAACCTTGGCAGACTGCCCTTCGAGGTCCGGCGGCGCGGTGCCACCCGCACGTACCGGAGCAGGCGTACCGGCTAGCGCTGACGGCGTACCGGCATCTGTCTTTGCAACCTGCGCCCCAGCACCGCCGAGCAACCCTGCCGCAGCCACATCCCCGATCAGTGCTCGGTTACTGGCCCACGGGCGTATCCCCTGGTCGAGATAGGCCGCGTTAAAGACTCGGCGCTGGCTCTCCGGCGAGAAGTCGGTGATCCCCAGCGGGCCAGCGTATTGTTTCCAGGTATCCGGCTGGAACTGGTACAACCCAGCGGCGTGCGACCGTTGGCCGGTTGCCGGGTCGATGTTACCGGCCCAATCGGGGAAACCAAAATACCCAGGCTTCGCCGGGGCATTAGTCAGGTCGGTGCCACCATAACCGATATTAGGTCGGTCACTACTCTCGCGTTTTGACACAAGCGAAGCGATCTGGTCGGCATATTCCGACGCCCCGGCGTTGCGTGCCTTCGGGTCACGAGTGCCAGTGATACCTTCCTTAATCTCAGTCGGCACCGGCGGCGTCGAGCTACCAGTGCTCGATTGGATCGTGTCGGTGCCCTCGGGGTTCCACACCTGCCCAACGGCCATATTTGCTGCTGCCTGCTTTTCTTTTGCCGCCTGTTCCTCCGCAGTCTTTTTAGCAAGATCAGCGTCGGCGAACTGCCGGTACTGGATTTCCAGTTTGTTCTTGGCATCCATCAACTCGGCAGTAGATTTCGCACCCGCGAACAGACCGTCGACAAATGATCCTAAATTCATGGTTTAGCTCCCCAAGGCGCTGACCATGGCGCGGTTATAGTCCACGGCTTTGTAACCGCTCGGCATCGTAACCACTGCCCTCGGGTCGACCCGTTCAACTTCGTCAGCCATAAAGCCGATGTATTTATCTTCCGACGGGTCAGCCTTGTAGCGGTAGCGGTGGACCGGCAATGCGCCGATATGGCCGATCACCTCGGCGTCTTCCTTAAGGCGCCGATCCGACAACCACGGCGACATCAACGCTGCCGAGCCGAGGCCACCGACGATCTTACCGATGCCGCCCCACAGCGCCTGATCCTGCTGCTGGTTAAAATTAGACACCTGCATCTGATTATTAAAACCGGAACTCAGAGCCTGCACCCCGACGCCGAGCGCGCTGGACTGATTACCCAGCGCCGTCGTGCCGCCGCTATAGAGGCTATTAGCCGACGAGCCGTACTGGCCGGAAAGGGAGGTGGCGGTACTCGGTCCGCCAAGGTAGCCCCAGGCGGTGGGCGAACCGCCGGCCGACGCGCCGGTGCCATAGACTGCGTTAGCTTGTCCCAACCCCCCACCGCCGACTTGGCCTGCTTGCAATCCACCGGATGCTCCACCCGTTGCGGCCTCGATCTGGCCCAACGCGACGGTCGGTAATTTCTGGCCAATAGCGATGGCCTGTTGCTCTAACCCAAACCCGGTAAGCTCCTGCGCTCTTCGAGCCTGCGTGCCGGCGCTGGCCTGGGCGGCAGCCTTACTCAGACCCGCCAGTTGGTTCTCGCCTTGGAACCTCCCCTGGCTCGGGTCCAGCCCATAAGACTTCATCTGGTCTTCGCGGGCTTTGTCTTGTTGTTGGTAGGCGGTGGCTACATCCGCCTGAGCCGCCGCGCTGGCTTGGTCGGCGCGGGCCGGCGTGTTGTAGGCCTGCGCCTCTTGAGCAAACTTCGACTCCATCGGAGCAAATTGACTCATATAGCGGTCGTAGGTTTCGGTCGCTTGCGTGCGATTTTCACGCGCCTGCAGTACAGCTTCGGTCGCATTCTCACCTGCTAGGTGGGATAATGATTGTTGCGATGCTAAATAGTCCTTGGCGTAAGGCCAGACGTCATTAAACTGCTGGCGCGCCCAATCCTGGGATTCCGTCGCCATCTGATAATACTGGTCGTTACGCGCCGATGCCTGATCGGCGTATCTGTTCTGAGCCTCAAGTTGCTTCAAACCGAGGTCATACTGCATCTCGGCCGCGTGCGCGTCCGACGCTGCTGCAGTAGTCGACGCCGTGATAAATGGCGAATAATCAGGTGCCGGCGGTGCCGATGCTTTACCGCCCATTTTACATTACTCCCGGAGTAATCGCCTTCGTCGGCGCCATAATATTAGACCGAAACTGTTTGGGCTGATAGTCCAGCCATTTGCAGGTATCTCGCGTCATACCGAGCACCACCATGTCGATCCCAGGCTCGTATAAGTCCTTGATAACCGTCTCGAATTGCCAGCCGCCGCGCATGTCGATGGCGATAGCCTTATGGTTGTCCGAGCGGATGCCGGCAATCATCTTGTGGCAGCCAGCCTGATTAAATGCGTAGTCAAACGCGAGCCACGCCAACTCGCGGGTAAACCAGCGTTTGTCGTCGCCGGCCATGTGTGCCGCCATGCTCCGGCCGAAATAGGCGCAGACCACAATGCCGCCGAGGATTTTGCCGTTGTCGTCGTGCGAACTAAAACTATGATCCATGCCAGGGGTAAAAACTCCGTGTATCCTAGACATGATCCAGGTCCCGGCATTGGCAGCGTCGATCTTTACCAGTGCCATGTCTGCACGCTGACCGCGTATTGCCGGGGCGGTAAAAGCTGCACGGCCGCCTCGGCCATGAGCTTGCTTTGCGCCTCTATCCGCCCAGCGACCAGGACCGCGACGCCGCCGCCGGGTCCGCCTGTGCCGGGGCCGCCGCCACCCCCGCCGGAAGGTGGGCCGCTGGGGATACCGCCGTTAGAGGGGTCGATAGGCACCGGCGGCGTGCCGCCGGTCGTGCCGTTGCCGTTGATCCCTGGCGGCGCAGAGTTGACGCCAAAGACCGTATTGCCGCCAGTACCGGCGCACACTTGAGCCGGCGTCGGGATGTTGATTGGGATAACCTGACCGGGCGAGTACAGGTTGGTGTTGATCGCGCCGACGACGCTGCCGCCACCGCCGCCCCCACCGCCTGTAGTTAATCCGCCGTTGGACCCGCAGCCGCCTGCCCCGACGATCAAAACAGTGTTATTGGTCGAAGACCAATCTAAGGGGATCGTGAAGGTGCTCGGGCTGGCACTGGTCAGAATGAAAACGATAGGCCCGGTGCCGGGGTCATATTCGAGATAGATAACCCCCTCGCCACCGAGGGCGCCCAGGCCGCCGCCAGCAAGGCCAGCACCACCACCGCCGCCACCGCCGCCGTAGAGGCCGCCGGTACCGCCATTACCGCCGTGACCGGAACCGCCCCAAGAACCGCCCGAGCCGCCTGAACCAGACCCGGTCGTGCCGTCATACTCAGTACCGGTGTTGCCGGTACTGCTAGGGGTGAGTTGTCTTAAGGTGTGGTAATCGTCGCCGGCACCGCCATAGCCGCCAATACCGTCATACCGGCCGGTCTCGCCATACTCGCCGGGGCCAAAGAGACCGGCAGCACCACCGCCGCCAGCGCCGCCAGCAGGAGAGGTAACGCCGCCGGTAATGGTGAGCGCAGCTTGGAGGAAGGACTTGGCGTCAGCCCGAGCCTCGATGCCGTTGCCGGACATGAGGGTTTCGCGGGCGACACTGCCAAGGCGTACTTCACCTGGATTACTGACAAGAGCTTCGCGGGCGACGCCGCCTATGCGGGCGTCGGTCATGGTTTAGCTGTCGATTTTTAAGCCGCTCGTCGCGGCATTGAGCGCGCTCGCCGTCCAAGCTGCCGACGTGTTGGGGTCGGTCGAGAAGAAAGACCCCAGCCAGCCAAACGTCGTCCCCAGCGCCTGACCTGTAGCAGAGCCGCCGCTATCGGTCGCGCCGGACTTGAGGCGCATAGAGACGGTCTTGGTGCCACTGTCGGA